CGTCCGCGCCCGAGGTTCGTGAAGATCGACGGATCGGGAGCGGTCAGATAGTCCTGCGCCATGACCTTGATCGTGTCCGGATCCAGCTTCGTGTCGCTCTGCACCGCATTAGCGCCGTTCGCGTTCAGGCGGAACCGGGCCAACTCCATGCGGGCAGCTTGCGCCTGGCCGGCGATCTCGCGCCGCAAGTCGCGATTGTCCGCGGCATCCTGCGCGCGCTGACGTATCGACGCGTATTGCTCCTCGAGGCGTGCAATCTGCAGCTCACGATTGAACTGTTGCTGGATCTGCGCCGCCTGCTGCTTCGATTGCGCATCGAGGATCGGCGTGAGCTGCTGCAGGCCGGCCATGAGGTCAGCACCCGAGAGCCCCTGATCGCGCAGCGCCTTGATCGCGCCGTCGAGCGTGAGCGGCCCGGACGGTGCGGCGGGGGCATTCGGTGCCGGCGCCTGCGGAATCTGCGGCGGTCCCGAGCTCGCTTGAGCGGGGCTCGTCGACGTTGGCAGCGGACGAAATGGCGGTAGGCCCGGCGTCTGAGTCGATGCGGCCGCGCCTGTCGGCATTTTCCCCGGCAACGGTGGCAATGCGGGAATGCCGTTCGTGCCGCCGCCTGCCTGCTGCATCGGCTGCGAAGGTTGGCCCGGCGCGGGCGGCTGGGCGGCGCCGGAAGCTGCGGTGCGGCTTGCGGCTGCTGCTGCTGTTGGGCAAGCAGCGCCGGCAGTGCGTTACCTGCCGCCGCCAATGCGGCTTGCTGGCGCTGCCGATCCTGCTGCTGTTGCTGGAAGAGTTGAAGCCGCATCGCGGCTTCTTGGCGGGCCTGCTGCTGTTGCTGCAGCGCCCCCATGTAATCGATCCACGTGGGCATGGTCCCTCCTACGCGGCCATCGTAAAGCCCCACGAATTACCGGAGCCACCGTAATACGGATTGGACGAGAAGGCGCCGCTGAAATCGCCGCCACTGAACGAGCCGCTCGCCGGGCTGAAGATGTTCGAAATCCCATTCTGTACGGTCGGATTGCTGAAAATGCTGTTGACCGCGTTGCCGGCCGTACCGCCCCAAGCGGCCGCGTTGTTGGCCGCGTTCTGATACGGAACCGATTGCGCGCCCTGCCCGTAGTTCATGTACGGGATGATCGTTCCCATGATGCCCTCGGCTGGGCCGTACACGTTCTGGTTCAGGAACGAGCCGTACGTGTTCGCCAACGAGCCCGGGGTCGCGGCTATCGTCTGCGCGGTCGTGTATGGCAGCTGCCCGCTCTCGAGCGCGTACCCCGGGGCGAGCTGTGCTTGCTGCATGCCGAGCTGACCGTATCGCCCCGCCTCGTTCGCAGCGCCCGTATAACCTTGCAACCCCTGCAGCGCGCGCGACAGCTCGTTGTTCTGCCAGTCGATGTTGAAATTGCCGATCGCCTGATTCGTCAGGCCCGCGCCCGCGGCTGACGATCCGAGCCCATACATCGAATTGACGGCGTTCGACTGATCGGTGACCTGTTGCAGCGTGCGGTTATAAAGCGCGTTCTGCGGGTCCAGACCCATGTTGTAGACGTTCTGTCCGGCGCCGAGCAACTGGTTTTGCGTGCCTTGGTTCTGCTGAGCGAGGTTGTTCAGATAGCTCGCGAGGCCCGCGTATGTGCCCGCGGCTGAGTCAGCTGCGGCCTGGTAGCCCGGCCCGTATTGAGCGCCCGCATTGACCCCGCCTTGCAACGAGCTCAGACCGTACTGATCGAGATTTTGCGTGTTGTAGACGTTGTTCAGATTCCCGAGCAGGCTTTGCCACGTCTGGTCGGCCGTGCCGAGCCCAGTCGGGACGTAGTAGCTCGTGCCGCCTGAGGTCGACGGCGACATGGCGCCTTGGACCAAGCCGCCCGCAATCGATCCGCCTACCGCCGCCGCCACGCCCCAGGGCATCATTCACCTCGACGAATCAAAACCTCGTCGATCTGCTCGGGATCGGCGGTGTCGGTTGCATGGATGCAGAACCATGTGATGTCGGTCAGCGCCTGGATGCGATGGGCCTTCCCTGCCTTGATCTCGATGACAGCCGGTGCGTGATGCACCGTCAGTTCTCCGTCGACCTCGATCACCGCCGAGCCTGTGCCCAGCAAGCCGAAATGGTCGTAGGTGTGTGCGTGCGTCGTCACCTCGTGATCCCTCTCGAGGGTCATTTCGCGCACGTAGACGCCGGCGGAGAAGTGGTGCTTGATCATCGCTCGCACCGGATACAGACGATGAGCGTGATGCGGTCGTCCGGGCCTTCGTTGACGACCTCGTGCTCTTTCGTGTTGTCGAAGTACCAGACCTCGCCCGGCGCCATCACGACGCGCTCGTTCTCGACCCGGTTCCAGCACTGCGGATTGCTCTGCAGAACGACGTAGAGCTTCGTGTTGAAGTGTTTCGCATGCCAGCCATCATCGGCGTGCGGCAAGATACGACCGCCGGGCGGAATTTTCGTGATCATCACGCCACCGAGACGCACGCCTTCGACGCGTGTCATCAAACCGAACACGATCGGTCGCACCTGAGGCAGGCAGTACCACTCCGGATAGAAGATCGCGTCGTGCTCATCGTTGAACCGGCTGTAGTCGCCCGAATCCTTGAACGGCTTCTCGTCGTTGTAGCGCAGCCAGATATCCGACATATCGCCGTGCGGCGTGCCCGGCGCGGTCTTTCGAACCGAATGCCGGTTCCACAAATTCGGCTGGCGCGCGATCGCGAGCAACAGCGGTGCGGTGTCGATGCCGGCGGCGATCTTCACGAGATGGTTCACGCCGCCCCCCTGATGCGCTCCGCGACGTGCAATCCGCCGAGACCCAGCATGCCGAGCGTGAGCGTCGACAACTGCGTGATGTCGAGCGGCGGGAGGTTCAGCGGATGGCCGACAATCGCGGCAATCGCATTCGTGAGCGGATCGAGCACGAAGTTCCAGAGATAGCCAAGCACGCAGACCCAGCCCAGACCGCCGCGCCAGTGCTGCAGCGGGTCGCTGCTCGTCGCCTCGGCCTGGTTGATCGACAGCTGGCCCTGCACCATCGCCAGCACCGCGGCGAGCTGCTGCTGTTCCTGCGCGGTCTTGTCCGGCCAGATGCGCGAGACGATGCCCGAAGCGAAATCGAGCGCGGCGGTAATCGGATCACTGGCTGCCATCGGCTGCTCCCGTGAGGATCATGTTCGCGAGCCGCGTCGCGCGCTCGCCGACTTGTTTCGCCCAGACGCTATCGAGCATCTCATCGTGTGCGGTCTGCCAGTCGCTCTTTTGCAATGCCGCGAGCGTATTCGTGAAGCCGAGCAGTCGTGCGCGCATGTTGAACGCCATGTTGGCGAGCGCGCGCTGACGAACGGCATCCAGGTTGCGCCACCACGACAGATTGGCATCGAGCCAGGCGAGCGTTTTCTCGATGTCGTTTTGCAGCAGCGTGTCGCACTCGGCGTCCGAAATACCGACGTCCGTCAGGTTGCGACCGACGCCGATCGACGTCTTGCCGACGGTGTCGACATATGGCTTCAGGCGCCGCCCCTCATCGCGATTCAGATCCGCGACGAGGTCGGCGATTGCGAACGTGCTCACAGCTTGCCGACCGCGTGGAGGATGCCTTCGACTTTCGTCTCGACGGCCTCGCCACCGTTGACGATCGTCGTGATCTGCTCCTCGAGCTGCGCGAGCTCCTGCGACTTCGCGTGCAGGCCGACGAGCGCGGCGAGCTTCTCGGGGATGCTGCGCGCATCCGCGATGATGTTCTGGAATTCCTGCTCGATGCTGGCCATGATGGACATGACGCTTCTCCTAGAAGAACTTCTTGAACGCGCCCGCTCCGGCACCGTACGCGGCGAGGATGATCAGGCCGTGCATGAACATGCGCCAGGCGATCCGTAGCACGCCCTTGCCCACGTTCAGCTGGAACCGCTCGGTGATGCTCTGCTCGATCCGCTCGGCGATCGCCTGGACATCGCTGTCCGTCAAAGTGCGCTTAGTTTCCATTGGTTTCCTCTTTCGCTGAGACCCCGTCAGTTCGATGGGAGGATGGTGAAGCTATCGGTTTGTCCCGGGCGAATGAAATTCGATGGAAATCCGCCAGT